GTAAATCTCTCATCCAGTCTTGAGTTGTAGCTCCTAGTAGGACTGGTTCTTTTTCTTTGAATGCTGCTGTACCTAAGTAAACTTTAGTAGCATCAACAGCTACATACTCTTCTCCGTCCCAGCTAACTCTTGCTGCATTTCCTCCTATATCTTCTACAGCTGAAAGAAGTATGTTCTCTTCTTTAGCGTTAAAAAATAATCTACCGGAATTAATCATTACTTGAGAGCCTTTATATGCATCTCCTTCTTCAGGACCTGAATTCCAAGCTTTGCGTTTACTATTAGCTTGAGATAGTTCTATCTTATGATCCTCTACCATGTAGATAGAGGCTGGGTCATCGTTTATATTCTCTACTACAGTGCTATCAGCTGAAGCTCCAACTTTACCGTTGCTAATAATAGTAATAGCTTTTTGGTTATCGTTTTTAACAAACATTTGGTCATGATCGACTCCTGTAAATCTAAGAGTTTGACCTTGTGTACCCTCCACTGTAAGGTCACCTTGAAACGGCTGTAAAGGACCTACATTTGCTTTATCCTCATAATTGTAACCTAATTCTTCTAACCCTTGCTTTGTATCAGGGAATGCATTATTATGAGGATTGTTCCATAAGTTAACTATTGTAGTATAGTATGAACGAGAATTATTAACATTAGCTTCATCTCTATCTATAGCGGGCGCAGCAGTTAGTAGTACTATTTCGTTCAATAGGGGGTAAGATTTAAAATTAAAGTTAAGAGGGAAAGCAACGTCTAAGAGGGTTGCATCTGATTCATCTTGATATTCTCCTATAACCCTATACTTAATAGCACCTAGAGCTTCCATTTTACCATATTTATCCCATTCGGGGTGAGTATCGTCTAATATTATATCGACTACCCTTACAGGTACTAGACCACTGGTACTGTCTTTAGCTTTTACTTTACTGCTAAAGAGGCTATCTAAACCGCCTTTGTTTAAGTTATACATTAATTTTCTTTATCCTCGTTAGTTTTATCCTCTAAGTCCTCTTGTGTTTCTTCTGTCTCTTCTAATAATGCTGCTAGTTCAGAAGGATCCCACATTTCTCCGTCTCCGCCTTTAGCTTGAGCTGATTCTATCCTCTGTATTATTGCTGCCATTTTTATTAATGCATCATCGTTTTTAACTCCTATTTCCATATACTCTTTAATCATAGGTACAATTAATGTAGCATCTCCTATATTCTCTATAAGAGGTTTCAATTCTCCAATAAGTGATCTAACTTGATTTCTAGTTGTGGATGAATTATCATGAATTTCAGAGAATAAATCGGACAGTGTCTTATTGCCGAATATTTTCTTGTCTAAAGCCATACTTAAGTTTTTATATAAATATCTTAAGGAGCAGTAATGTCTAATAATCCTAAATCATAGTACTTCTGGTACTTATTATAAAATTCTTCTTTCAGTTTAGATATAACACGAGTAAGGTGAGGAGTTTCGCAATCTGTTATTTCCCGTATATAGATGTAAAGAGCTTTCTTTTTAAATATTTGCAGATCGTTTCTAGTTTTAAAAATAGTTAAAACAGCATCTGCTATCTTCTTTTCTTGATCTTTTAAGAAAATACTATCCAACTTCTTATACGTCTCGTCTACCCAATCATCTATAAAGAAAGCTAATGTCTGTTTATTTATATCTTCTTTTATTTTATTTTCAGGTTCATAGGAATCTTCATAATCTGTAAATGATCCTATTTGTTTTAACCTCTTATAGTTTTTATTATTATAATTTATTAACCATCTCTTAACTATCGTTCCAAAGTAGGAATATGCTTTTGCTCCATTATCTGGGTCAAATTTCATAATCTTTTCTTCTAAGAGAACCGATACTATTTCATGTTTTAAATCTTCTATTTTATCTACATCTGTGTAGTAAAATTTAAAAGTATGTATAATATTTTCTGCTAGTTTATAAAAAGGAATATAGATATGATCAGTAAAGATCTTTTTACGGTACTCAATATCTTCTGAGATATTGTACTTCTTTATGTATTCTTCTGTTTCGGAAGTAAAATAGTTAGCTTTGCTTTTCTTTCTTGCCATAGTTTTCGGGGAGCATATACTGCTCTAGCTCAGTTTGTACGTTTTTCATTTGTTCGAAAAAATAACCGACCTCATCATCTGATTGAAATACCCCTTTCTCATCTAGGCTCTTAAGGTGCTTTTGTGAATCTCCTATTGCATTTGATATTCTCTGTAGATATCCTGCTTGATCAGCAGATATATCTTCATACTTCTCTAATTTAATAAGTAGATTTCTAGTAATATAAGATAAAATAATTATAATTCCAACTAATACTCCGGAAATTATATAAAATGTTGTAGGATTATACTCCATATTATAAGTTTTTTAACATATTAGACAAACCTTCTGATGATTTTACTGATTTACCTGTTGAAGATGTTGTCTTTGGATGTTTAGGTTTAGAGTTCCCGCCGTTTCTTTTCCATAAGTCGTATTCAACTTTAGAGGCTAAGAAATCGGCGGAATGTAATATTGATACTATAGAAGTCTTTTGTCTTGAAGACTCTACATTACTAAAGAAGTATGCTTCGTTTGCTTTATCGAATACTCCATCATGGCATCTAATAGCTAAATATTCTTTTTGATCCACTTTTATTCCAAATTTTTGTAGAATAAATAAAGATCTATCTGGGATAAGCATAAAATCTAAATCAGGATTGTAAGTATACATTTCTGAAAGTTTATCTTGTCTCCATTTATCGGTCTGAGGTATATAATTTGGAGAATCTCCATCTCCTATCTTACCTAAATCATGGAAAAGAGCTGAAAAGACTAATTGCTCTTCTGTAAAATCTATTTCTCCTCCCATTTCTTTATAGAGTCTCATCTGTTTTATAGCGTACTCCACTACTCTATTAACATGTTCTACATATCCACCAGCAAAAGCATTATGATACCACGTTTTACCGCTAGCAGGTGCCATTACATAAGTCTCTTCCATGTGTTTAATCATCTCTTTACATGCTATAGCACGTTTACCTAAGTAGGTTTCGATGATTTTAATGTGTTTATCGTAGTTTTTTTGTATTTGTTCTGCTTCTAACATAGTTTACCCCTTTTTTAATAAAAAATTAATAATAATTAATATAATTAAAATATATATT